TGCCTTTACAAAAGACTACATTCAACCCCGGGATCAATAGAGAAGGGACAGCTTACGATAACGAAGGCGGGTGGTTTGACTGTAATTTAGTTAGGTTCCGTGCAGGTAGACCAGAGAAGTTTGGCGGTTGGTCCAAGCTACTTTCCGCTACTTATCAAGGCACAGCTAGAGCACTGCACAATTTTATATCTCTAGCAGGGACTAAATACTTAGGTATGGGCACGCATTTAAAGTATTACATAGTACAAAACAACGACGCTTTTAACGACATAACACCTATAAGAAACACCACAGGCAACAACGAAATAGCTTTTTCTGCATCAAACGGTTCGTCTACTCTTACGATTACCGATACCAGTCATGGAGCAGTACAAAATGATTTTGTTACTTTCTCTGGCGCAGTTTCGTTAGGCGGCAACATCACCGCTGCTGTTCTTAATCAAGAATATCAAATAGCCACCGTAACAGACGGTAACACATACACAGTAGTGGCTAAAGACACTAGCGGTAGTACAGTGACCGCAAACGGCAGTGATACAGGTAACGGACAAGGCACTGTTGTAGGAGCGTATCAAATTAATACGGGATTAGATGCCTACGTATCATCAACAGGTTGGGGAGCAAACAGTTGGGGTTCTAGCGGTTGGGGTTCAACTACGCCTTTATCTGCTTCAAACCAATTAAGAATTTACACTCACGATAACTACGGAGAAGATTTAATCTTTAACGTTAGAGCGGGCGGTATTTATCGTTGGATAGAAAACAACGGAACGGGAACAAGAGCTACAGAATTATCCGCTGCTACCGGGGCTAATCAAGTGCCTACAGCGGCGCTGCAAGTTTTAACTTCTGAAACAGATAGACACTTAATAGTTTTAGGAGCGGATCCACTTAACACCAGTAACGTTAGAACAGGAACCGTAGACCCTATGCTGATAGCGTTTAGCGATCAAGAGAATCCGTTGGACTTTGAAACAAGGACCACGAACTCTGCTGGGGAGTTAAGACTATCTTCGGGATCTTTAATTGTAGGCGCAGTAAAATCGAGACAAGAGATAGTTATTTTTACCGATACGTCTGTCTACAGTATGCAGTTTATAGGACCGCCGTTTACTTTTGGTCTTAACTTAATAAACGAATCAACAGGACTGATAGGTCCAAAAGCGGCCGTGACTGGACCTAACGGTGTGTATTACATGAGCTACGATGCTTTCTACTTATACAATGGTAGTGTTCAACAGTTACCGTGCAGCGTAAGAAACTATGTGTTTAGCGATATAAATCAAGGACAAGCATACAAAATAAACGCGTTCACTAACAACAAACACTCTGAGGTGGGTTGGTTCTATCCGTCGGCTAGTGCTAGCGAAGTAGACAGATACGTTATCTACAACTATCTAGAAAAAGTTTGGTACTACGGTCAGTTATCTAGAACCGCTTGGCTGGACTCAAACATAGAAAGTTATCCGCAAGCTGTTTCTGGAGGATACTTATACGAACAAGAAAAAGGTTTTGATAACGATGGTTCTGAGATGACGGGTGTGTTTATAGAATCTTCTGACTTTGACTTAGGCGATGGCGACAGCTTTGCCTTTTTACGTAGACTAATACCCGATGTAAAATTCTTAGATGATGACTCTAGCTCTAACGTAAACATAGTTACTAAAACAAGAAACTTTCCCGGTGATTCACTGACCACGGACAACACCGCAACGGTTACTCCATCGACGCAACAAGAACACATGCGAGCAAGAGGCAGACAAGCCGCTGTGCGTATAGCGTCTAACGACGGCAATAGCGGTAACGTAGGAGTAGGCTGGCGTTTGGGTGCGTTAAGATACGACATACGACCTGACGGCAAGAAGTAATGGCCAAGCTCTTACCAACCAGACTCCCGGCTGCAACCACAGAAATAAGCGTAGATTTATACAATCGTTTAATAAGAATACTAGAGCTTAATTTAGGCGAGTTTGACCCAAGCAACACCGATCAGTTTACGACAACGGAAAGAAACAAAGCTATTTTTAATCCCGGAAGCATTATATGGAACACCACTGTAAATTCTTTACAGGTATGGACAGGATTTGGCTGGTACAATATAGATGCAGCGCCAGAAGAAGAACGAGGCTTGAAAGGAACTGCATCAGTTGGTACAGTTTTTGTACAGACTAAAAAAGGTTCGCAGGTATATTTATAAAATGGCTATTACAAGAGCACAGTTAGCTAAAACAATCAAGAAGCGTAATCACCGAGGGTGTGGTAAGGTTATGAAAGGTCGTAGGAAGAAGACTACTTATGCCTAGAAAAAAGGCAAAGATGCCTGCTAGGAACAAGAAGAACTTTCGTCCTACGAAGTCTGGGGCAGGCATGACTAAAGCTGGCGTCAAAGCCTACCGTAAACTAAACCCCGGAAGTAAATTAAAAACAGCTGTAACAGGTAAGGTTAAAAAGGGTAGTAAAGCAGCGAAAAGACGTAAGTCGTATTGCGCTAGATCTGCTGGGCAAATGAAAAAGTTTCCTAAAGCAGCAAAGAACCCGAACTCAAGATTGAGACAAGCTAGACGAAGATGGAGGTGTTAGATGGTTAGAATAGGTAACGTAGGCAGAAAAAAAGTTGGCATGAAAAAGGACATGGCTTCAGCCGTTGTAAGATTAAAGAAAGGCGGTAAGGTCAAAAAGAAAAAATCTAAAAAGAAAAGTGGCCCTACGCCAACTAACCCCGCTTTGTATTCTAGAGTAAAATCAGAAGCAAAAAGAAAGTTTGACGTGTACCCTAGTGCATACGCAAACGCTTGGTTGGTTAGAACATACAAAAAACGTGGTGGCGGATACAGATAATGGCCACCGGTTTGAAGAAATGGTTCCAAGAAGACTGGGTCGACATTGGAAGAAAGAACAAGAAAGGTGGCTTTGCCAAGTGTGGACGTAAGAAAGCGTCTACCAAAAGAAAAGGCTACCCGAAATGTGTGCCGCGTTCGAAAGCTATGTCTATGACAAAAGCAGAACGGGCAAGCGCTGTAAAGCGTAAACGAGCGAAAGCTCAAGGGGTTGGTGGTAAACCAACAAACGTTAAAACTTTTACAAAAAAGAAAAGGAGATAGTTATGCCGGGACATAAAATGATGAAAAAAGCCAAAGGTATGAGAAAAGGCGGAAAAGTCAAAAAAGCTAAAAAAGTTATGAAAAAGACTAAGTACGCTAAGAAAGGCGGAAAGAAAAAAAGATAACGAGTGGCACATCTGATTAGTAATATCCCACACTTTCCGTGTTGGGTAAGAAAGGAGTTTACCGCTAATCATCTAAAATACCACGGCGAGTACATACACGCTTTGGCTATAGCGGTGAACACAATTCCAGATAGGTCGTTAAGTTTTCAAGTAGTTTTTACAGGGTTTGAAGAAGATGACCCTGATAAAAACATACACGGTGGTGCTATGTGGGCACGTATGCCGATACAAGCACTGATAGCAGACATACCCGTAGACGAGTGGCCAGAACCCATGGAAGATCATTTAGCACAACCATGGGACTGCGAGTCTAGAGATCATGCTATTGTTACCATGGACAGAGTTAGCTCTAGTCCTTGGCAATGTAAGATCGATGGCGAGTTCTACACAGGTAAATATTTGTTTACCGTTGACTACACCAACAACGCGATAGCCGATTGTCCAGCGCAACACAAGCAGTCGCATTTACTTTATATTACTGAAGACTGTAAATGGAAAGGCAACATGGTTGCTTTACCAAACAACAGAGTGCGAGCGACTAGCCCAGCACTTTGGGTTACCGGACAAGGGGCGCCGGACTTTGCTCCGTCGCAACATTTACATTCAGCTGAGGGGCACGAAAGTTATTTGGATCCGCTGATAACATTTAATAACTTATACGAAGAGTGAGTAAAATATTATTAGGAGTCGTAGGGGTACTAGCTATAGCCCTATACTTTCTATGGAGCCAGAACTCGAGACTGGCTTCACTCAACCAAGCTTTTGAGTTGAGGGACCAAGAACAAAGAGCTGCGATAGAATCTTTGCAAGACGATTTTAAGGTGCAGACCGAAGGGCTACTAGCCATACAGTCGCGCAACCAAGAGATAGAGGCAGAGATGTCTAGATACCTAGATATCTTCAAACGACACAATCTAAGTAAACTAGCCGCAGCTAAACCCGGACTTATAGAAACCAGAGTAAACAATGGCACTAAAGATGTATTCGACAGTATTGAAGCAGACAGCCGTAGCATTGATCGTCTTGATGACGGTCTACAGTTGCAGCCTGAT